CCGATGCCAATAAAAAAGTAGTTGATTCGCTTCGTGATCGGTTAGCTATGACCAAGTTAACTGCACGTGAACAAGCTATTTTAAACGAGACAATGAAGTTAGGTGCTGGTGCAACTATCGGGGATGTCGGGTCTGTCGCTGCTCTTGCTGGGGCTTTGTTTGATGAAAAGCTTGTAAGTGATGCCGCGACATTGCTGGAAATGGAGAAGTCTGCGCTGTTAGAAGGCACTGCTGCCATTAATGATACTTATGATCGCAGGTTAGTGATTGTTCGTAACGCGCTGGCCAATATTGGTGCAGAGCAAGTTAAATTCGCAACTATCGAAAAAGACATAGAAGCGCAAAGAGCAGTAGAGATTGAAAAGTTCCACAAAGACGTAGCGGACAAAGAATTAGTATTGGCTCACGCGAGACTGGCGGCTGCTGGCGACTTGGCTGGTGCTATGGGTGCGCTATTTGAAGAAGGTAGCAAGCAGCAAAGGGTATTTCTTGCAGCACAAAAAGTCCTTGCTTTGGCTGAGGCGGGTATGGCTATGTGGGTAGCTATCGCAAATGCTAACAAAATACCTTGGCCAGCAAACTTTATTGCTATGGCTCAGGCCGGCACTGCTGGTCTGGGCGCGATTTCCGGTATCCGTGCCGTATCGTTTGAGGGCGGTGGATTTACTGGTAGCGGTCCTCGTTCTGGTGGGGTGGACGGAAGGGGAGGTTTCCCTGCAATTCTCCACCCCAACGAGACTGTTATAGACAACACGGTTAACAACAATCGAGGCGCGATGAATGTTAATTTTACCATCGTCGCAAATGACACAAGGGATTTTGATAGACTTCTAATGTCGCGAAAGGGCCAAATCATTAACATGATTAACCAGGCATCCAATGATCGTGGCAGAAGGGGTGTTGCGTGAGCGGGACATTCCCGACATCACCAGGCTTCCGCGCTATTAATATGCGCTCGATCAACCTTAACTATCGGTCAGAGTCGGTTTCCGGAAGAACTCAAGTAAGAAATAGAGGCGGTCAGAAGTGGGCTTTTACTGCTTCCTTTCCTCAGCTGACGCGGGCAGAGTTCGGGCCTGTATCCGCTTTTATTGCCAATCAAGACGGGGCATTTGAGACATTCCAGATCACGCTTCCGGTACTATCAACTATGCGCGGATCTGTTACTGGGACAGGGTTAGTTAATGGGGCAACAGGGCTTGGCGCGACCACCATACCGGTTGACGGGTTCACCGGTACGCTGAAGGCCGGTGATTTTGTTAAGTTCGGCCATACCAAGGTTTATATGCTGACCGCTGATAAAACCGATGCGGGCAATATAACAATTAAGCCGCCGCTTGTTGCGACCATCGCTAACAATGAGACGTTTATTTATACCGCTGTGCCTTTCACTGTGCGACTGGATAACGACGTTCAAGAATGGGGTGCCTCACCAGGCCCGTTTTTCAACTACGAGATAGATTTTACGGAAGTTACATGACCCGAAGTATAGATGCTGCCACCGTAACCGCGCTTGCTGGCGATTCTATACGCATGGCGACACTGATTCATTTTGCGTTCCCTGTGCCTCTTAGGTATACAAGCTGGGCGAGAAATGTAACCGCATTGAGCGAAACATGGGCATCCTCTGGACATTATCTAGATATTTCCGATGTTGTGGAAACCGCTGAATTGCGTGTTAATTCATTGACCATAACCCTCTCAGGTGTTGAGCAGTCATTCATCAGCCTGTTATTGAATAACAACTACCACCATATTAGAGCGCTTGTTTATAAAGCGGTAATAGATTCATCAGACGTTGTTATTGGTGCGCCGATTCTTATTTTTGACGGGCCTATTGAATCATTTTCTATGGATGATTCTGACGATTCAAGCGAAGTTCAAATTACGGTGGCAAGTCACTGGACAAACTTCGAAGCGATTAACGGCCGGAAAACTAACAGCAATTCCCAGCAGATTCATTTCCCTGGAGATTTAGGTTTTGAGTTTTCTGCGTCCACGGTAAAAGATATTAAGTGGGGCAAGCCGTAATGGGATTCTGGAAAAGTTTTCGGAAATATATCGGCATTGACTCCCTGACAGGAAAGAAAGCGCGTGTCAAGGCAAGGAATGATGAAAGAAAAGCGGCTGGCGTGCTGCTTAATCAGGAATCTGCTGACTGGCCGATACCGGTTATTTATGGAGAGCGGCGAGTCGGCGGGACGAGGGTATTTGTATCTACAAGAGATGTGGCTGGCGGTGATGTTAACGAGTTTCTTTATATTTGTTTGGTCTTGTGCGAAGGCGAAGTTGAATCAATTACTTTACCAATCATTGGCGACACCCCTTACCCAAATGCCCGGTTCGATTATACAGATTCAGTCGCTTATAACATTCATTTAGGAACTGACTCGGACACGGTAGATACTTTACTTCAAGGAGCCGGACCACAATGGACATCGAACCATAGACTCCGTGGTGTTGCGTATGTCGCAATCAGATTAAAATATAACAAGGATGCCTTTAGCGGTATTCCTGAAATTACTTGGCTTGTTGCTGGCAAGAGGGTTCTTGATCCACGGACCAGCACTACAGCATATTCTATAAATCCAGCTTTGTGTATTCGGGACTATCTGACAAATGCACGCTATGGAAAGGGGCTCAGTGCATCAGAAATAGATACCGCTGCTTTTAATACCGCTGCTGATGATTGTGATGTTTTCGCAGCTGCGCTTTACACGGGTGGCCCGACCGGGGCTATCTTTACTACAAATGTGGTTCTGGACACTGAAGAAGAATTATTCGCCAATCTACAAACTATGCTTGCTGGGTGTCGAGGGTTCCTGCCTTACATTCAGGGCAAGTATGCTCTAAAAATTGATAAATCTTCTTCAAGCGTTTTCGCCTTTACTACCAGGCATATTATTGGTGGATTACAAATCAGCGGAGAGAGCAAGGCAGATAAATCTAACCGTTATATCGTCACCTTCAATGACGCAACAACTGACTGGCAGAACAATATCGCAATATGGCCTGACGCTGGATCAGCCGAGGAAATAGCTTTTCTCGAAGCAGATAACGGGGTTGTTCTATCAAAGGAAATCGGGCTAGAAACAATCACCAGTTATTACGTGGCCAGAGAGTTTGCAAGGGTATTTGTCCTGCGCTCACGCAATGCAATTAGGGCATCGTTTGTTGCGACATCAGAGGCCATAGAACTAACAGTCGGGGACGTGGTTACGATCACTCACACGACCCCAGGATGGGACGCTAAACCATTCCAGGTAGAGGAAATCGGCCTATCTGATGACGGGACATGCGCTATTCAAGTTATTGAATATGACAGTTCGATTTACACCTATGATCCAGGCGCTATTCAAACAGTTTATCCTGATACCAATCTGCCAAATATTTTTACCGTACTGACCCCGACAACTTTAGTATTCGCGCAGTCCAGCAGACTTGGGTCCGATGGTATTACTCAATCTATTGTCACTGTTTCATGGACGCAACCGGCAGATGCTTTTGTTCATCAATGGGAACTTCAATTCAAGATTGCCGCTGATCCAGATTACCTATCAGTCATTGTTGCCCAAAGTAGGTATGAAGCCGCTGGCGCTGCTGTCGGTGTACTGCATGACGTGCGGGTGCGGGCTATCACAACTGCTGGCGTTAGAAGTGCGTGGTTAGTTGGCACATATACACCGACCCTGACCGCAACTGTAAACGGCGTGACAATCGGCGATATTCAGGAGCAGGCTGCTTCAATAACTACAAAACTGGATAAGGCTGGTGGCGACATACTCACGGGCATAGTTGATATTCAGATGACCACGAATTACAACGCGGCGCTGCGTGCTGGGGACGTAGTCTGGAATACCACTACTGGCGCATGGGTAAGCGGTTCAGGCGTGATTATGAGCCGCAAAGGAATAGTGGCCTATGCTGACGCAGCAACGCCCACATTTACGTTAGATGCAGTGACAGGCGCGGCGGCATTCAAGGGTGAAGTCGTAGCAACAACACTTATTAGCGAGACGTACACCCAAGGAAAAGTTTTGGCAATCACGCCAACGGCGGGTGTCTATACTGTCGACTGGAACCTTGCCGAAGTTTTTACAATGACCATAACTGCAGACTGTGATTTCAATTTTATAAATGCTCCAACAGCAGCATCCATGGCGAGCAGAATAATTTATCTGATCGTCACCAATGGCGGCAATTATACAATCACATACACCGCGACTGAGGTAATAAAAACTGCTAACGGCGCTCCGGTTGTTTTAACTACAAATGGGCAGGATTATTTGATGGTGGCTACCAATACGACCGATAGCTTGTTGGTTGTCCCGATTTATAACATACTTGCAGTTTAGATAACGATGAGTAACAAATTATTTTATATAATTGCAGCAGCTGCACTAGAGTCTCCTGCACCAGACTTTGCTTTTCTGCCATCAAGCGGACTATTGCAAAACTACATATTCAATGGCAGTAAGTTTACCAAGCTTGGCAGCAATTTTGCGCTGGCAGTCGATAGACCTGCCATTACAGCGCACACAGAAAGACGCATATCGTGGGCTAACTATCTCGGCGCATCAGGTAGTCCGCTGGGCATGTATAAGTGGGCGAATTGGGTACGAGTTGGAAATTTATTAACAACCAGCACCGGAGGAAGCACTCAAAGAATTGCAGCAATGTCTGCCACGAAGATTGCCCATACCGGCACTGGTTCTGGTGATGCCTTAAAGACATTTACATTTGATGGCACAGACTGGGCACAAACTGGTAATACATTAAATATCGGTACTGCAATATCCGCGATGTGCGGGCTTTCTTCTTCGAGGGTTGCAACTGTAACGTCAAGCGCTTTGGGCACTCGTAACTTTGACGGCACTGATTGGACCACGGTAGGAAATACGCTTGCTCTTGGTGCGGCTAATGCAGGGTATGGAATTTGTGCGCTATCATCTACCAGTGTTGCAGTTGTTCAGCGCCAGACTGGGGGCGGTAATAAGTTCATACGAACGTTTGATTTCGATGGCACTAACTGGGCTCAGGTTGGAAATTCTTTTACAGCAATCCCAGATGTTTTTAATATGTCGTTATGCTCACTCTCTAGCACACGGATAATTATGGCGATGTCTGATACCGCAAATGATCGGCTAATGGCTTTTGATTTTGATGGAACCGACTGGGCTGACGTCGGTACGCCACTCGCGGCTATTGCGGCAGCGTCAACAGGGCAAACTTTGGCATCATTAGTTTTTAGGGTTTTTTGAACCACGGGAAACTTACGCGTAATAAGTGGATTCATGCCATTTCGCCCTAGTTTTTCACGACCAAGCGGCTTAAAGTATTGTTTGATATAGGATTATCGATATGGCTGGTATAACGCTGTCACAAGCAGAGGCAAAATTAACGCTGTACCTTGCAGCTGAGGATGCCGTGCTTACAGGGCAGTCTTATGAAATCAGTGGGCGTCGTCTTACCCGCGCCAACCTTGCTGAAATCCGTGCAGGCACCGATCATTGGCAGAGCCGCGTTGTGACCTTATCCAATCAAGCCAGTGGCCGCAGCCGCAGCCGTACGATGGTGCCGGGGGGCTAAATGGCAAACCAAATCCGCGAACGCCATCCGCTGCTGCAGCAGAATGTATTAGATAGGGTCATTGCCTACGTAGCCCCGAAGGTTGCCCAACGTCGCATTATCGCCCGTGCTCAAATTGCAGCACTTGGCGGTTATTCAGGAGCTAGGATCGACAGGGCCGCACTATCACGCTGGAACCCCGGAGCCGGAAGTCCAGGATCAGATATAATTGCCGACCTGCCAATGCTCCGTAGTCGTTCACGCGACCAGATGCGGAACGCCCCGATTGCTGTGGGCGCATTGAATACCGCTTGTTCAAATGTAGTTGGAACCGGCCTGACGTTGACCCCGTCGATAGATGCCGCCTACCTCGGCATGACCGAGGATGACGCAAGCGCATGGCAGGCTGATACTAAAAGACGCTTTGCCTCATGGGCCGGGTCAAAAGATTGTGACCTTTCGCGCACGCTCAATTTTTATGAAATTCAGGAATTGAGTTTCCGTAGCACATTAGAG